TTTGAATCTGAATCCAACACAATTGAAGTGCTTTCGGATACGGCTCAGATTATGGCTGACATATTTGCTTTGATTGACAACAACAATCAATCAGATGGTGACTTTGAATTAAGTATCAACGGGAATGCCACGCCTTTCTACGATGCGAAAACTGATATACTTGCTGGATATGCAATCAACTTCCAAATCCTCACTCCTTATTTGGCTAATAGTTGCGTTGTTCCTGTGTAGTGTAGTGTGGTCAATGTTCAACTTTGAAGAAGAACACCGACCCGTACCACCGCAGATCAATGTAGAGATGCACGAAAGAATTGTAGAGCATACCAAGATAAAAAGAATAAAGCTCATTGAAGAAATCAACCACTATGACACGATATTTCTTGATACTTTTGATGCTACATCTTCAGGGCTTGAAGGGGCAATCAATCTCCATAGATTCTGCGACTCTACGCTCGGCAAATAGTTACTTGGTCAAAGGTGCAATCGCACGGCAGAAAGTAAGCCAGTTAATGAAGGTTGTCCAAGCAGATTCCATCATCATTGATCAGCAAGATTCAATCATCATCAAGCAGAATTTGAACATCGGATATCTGAAGGATGAGAACAAAGTCCTTGTGACGCAAAATAAAGCCATCTCACGCACTTTGAAGTTGTTCAAGAGTATAAGTATAGGATTAGTTGTTTTAACGCTTGTAGGATGGCTGAAATAGATTTGTCCAAATTACCCGATGCACTTGACACTTATTTAGGTGATGCATCCGAAGGGTCACTCCTTCAGCAAATTATTATTGATTGGTGGAACAAGAAGGTGATTCCACCGATTTGGGCGAATCTTGATGCCAACGGAACAAACGCATCATCTAAACTTCGCCAATCGTTCGCACCGGGTAACATCACCAAGTCACCGACATCCATCAACACAATTCTTGTGGCTGAGGACTACTGGGAGTTTATTGAATACGGGAGAAAACCAACACGAGGTGGACATATTGAAGGCACTCCGTACTTGTGGCAATCGTTAAAAACTTGGATCAGTCAAAAAGGTATCAAACCGGCTGAAGGTCAAACATACGATTCACTTGCCAAAGCCATTGCCAAGAAGATTCACCGCAGCGGAACTAAGCCACAACCATTCTTGGAAAAGGCATTTACCGAATCCATTCAGATGGAATTGGTCAACGAGTTGAATGCTCGTTTCGGGGATTTGATATTCTCCGAAGACATAAAAATATAATTAAAAGTAAATTTTATTTGCATTACTGATAAGTTTATTTTACTTTTGCTCTTGTTATGGATTACAACAAAGCAATTGAAATCATCAAACTGAAACGAAGACAAGGTCTTTATCAGATTGTCGCAAGAAAAACGGGAGTATCACTTCCAACCGTCCGCAAGTATTTAGTTGAGGGAAACATCGTTTCTCCCAAAGCCAAAGCCGTCATTGAGATTGCATTGAGGGAGGTCAACAATGATTGAGTTGGCAATCAACGGATGGATACTGACTGTGCAAGGTCGTATCTGCGAAGAGAAGTATGTCTACACAATTGAAGCCGTTGACAATTGGCTGATTGCAAACCACATTGAAGAACTTCACGATTATCTCAATTCAACCACCAGCGGATTTGGTGATTGTAGCATCAGAGAATTTGACGGCATCAACTCGGAAGCATTCTTCAATGCTGAACCAACTAAATTTAAGGTTCTATTTATGATAGGACAAAGAACTAACTTTTTCTAAAAACAAAACTCTATGAATAAAAGCGAATCAATCAAGAACATTGCTGGTGCATTGGTGAAATTCCAAGCATCGGTGAGCAAGGTATCAAAGGAAGCAAACAATCCGTTCTTCAAAAAGAAGTATGCAAGTTTAGCGAACATACTGGACACCATTCAAAAGCCATTAAGCGAATGCGGACTGGCAATCACGCAGTTCCCTGATCAAGATGCACTCACCACATTAATCGTTCACGCTGAATCAGGCGAGTGGATGGAATCATCCTATGTGATGCCGGTTGCAAAACAAAACGATCCACAAGCAATGGGAAGTGCAATCACCTATGCTCGGAGATATGCACTCGGTTCAATCCTAAATCTGAACATTGACGATGATGACGATGGTGAGAAAGCAATGGGAAGGCAGTCAGCACCCAAGAAAGAAGAACTCACCCCAAAGCACAAGAGTTGGGCAAAGGCAGTTGAACACTTGCAGACAGGTGGACTGATGACCGACATCACCAGTAAGTTTGAAGTGAGCGAGGTGAATCAGAAACTTTTAATAGGCGAGAAATGAAACTTCAACTTCCAACAATTCACACTAATTTGAACGAGGACGATTGGCAAGATCTAAGGCGTTCTCGCTTCACCGCATCCGAAATTCACAAGCTTATGGGTACTCCGAAAAACAAATCGGAGTACCTGTCAGAAACTGCGAAGACATTCATCTTTGAGAAGGCAGCGGAATATCTAACCGGTCAAAGAGCAGAGATGTATGGTCGTGCTTTGGATTGGGGTAAGGAACACGAGAAAGAAGCGTTCCATTACTTCACTCAGCAGACCGATGACTTTTATACATACTACGGAGCGGAAACATACACCTTCATCACCTATGGCGAATGGGGTGGATATTCACCTGATGCACTTGGCACACACTTGGTTGAAATCAAATGTCCGTTCAATAGCGGAAATCATTTGCAGAACTTCTTCATCACCAACAATGAGCAGTTCAAATCAAAACGCCCGGAATACTATTGGCAAGTTCAAATGGGTATGGTTGCAACGGAGATGACTGAAGCGTTGTTCTTGAGTTATGATCCACGAATGCCCATTGGCAAGAAGCTCACGCAAACCTTGATCACTTTGGAGGAGGACATCCAAGAAATCATTGATGAGAAGTTGTCTGCGGCTGGAGAACTATTTTTGTCAATCACAAAATAAATCGTTCATTCACCAAGTCAAAGAAAAATATATTTTCATTTGTGAAAGTTATGTTGTTAGTTTGAATCATAATACAAACAGATATGAAAACAACATACATCGACAGAACAAACGAACAACTGAAAACTCTAGTAAACGCAACACTAGGTTCACTTGGTCAACTTGCACTTGTAAAAGACAAAAGAACGCTAACAGAACACGAAGAAATTTTAATGAACGAATGGTTGACATTTGTAAAAAAACATATTTATCTTATTTTCTAAAACACCGGGGGCGTAATTGCCCCCTTAATTATAAAACTATGGACTTAATATTCTTAATTGTAATCACACCCATCACCATTGCGGTGATGTTCGTGTACTGGAAGCTGAAGCAATACTTCAATGACTTTGACAACTTGCCGGAGGCATCGCCTTATCAATTTGAACGGGACAAGTACATCCCGGAATTTGATACCTACACGAAGGCAATCTATAAGCACAAATTTTACAAAGGAAAAAACAAATGACAACAATTATCATTCTCGGACTGGCATTGTTTCTCGCCATTGCCTTGTTCAAAGTCAACGCACTTTCAACAAGGGAAGAAGAACTACAAGATCAAGTGAACAAGTTGAATCGTGAGTTGTGGGATTTGCAAACGGAGAATCTGAGTATCAGGTCAAAGATTGCCGAAGCAAACGACCGTGCTAAAACTTGGGAACTTCACGCTAACGATTTAATTCAAAGTAGAAAAAATGCTCAAAGCTCTGGTCGTAAAGGCATCAATTAATTTCATCATAAAGTGGCGAGTGTATTTCGCAGGAGAACTCCTCGCCACATTTGAGAATGAGAAAGACGCTATGGAATACGCTGAATTTATAGATAGACAATGAAGACAACAACGGAATTTATCTTTGAGTTGCTATGGGAGAAAGTCCAAAGCGGTGAGCTGAGGTCTGACATCTACACAACATCAGTCCTGATGGACATAGAACGACAAGCAACCCAGTACGAACCATTCATAAGCCAGGAACACTACAATGACGGATTCAGCAAAGCGAAGGAAATCTATGGATGATTACGCACTCACTTGGGCAATCGCAGTTCTTAGAGAAGATATGCGACACACTTGGGACTACATCGGATGGAGATTAAACATTAACCCAAAAAGAGCAGCATTTTTATACACTAAAATAAAACCACACTACAACTATGCAAAAATATATCAAAGCAACGATAACGGCAGTAATGATTAACCAGCCGGAAACAAGGGACTGTGATTTCAAACTGATGACGGTGATCTACAAAGGTATGTGCAACGGCAATGACTTCTTCACGATGTTTGAAGCCAAGCAACTACCATCACCCGAAACCATTCGGAGAACACGAGCGCAACTCCAAGAGCATCACGAACATCTTCGTGGGCAGAACTACCAGTCACGCCAAAGATACCAAGTAAAAGTAAAAAAAGATTTGGGATATTTACCGTGATTGATTAAATTTGTTGCGTTAACTGGTATGTAGAAGATGCCGAAAGTTAAACCCCTGTTTCCCTTTTGAGTTGTGTGTACTTCTACTACCGCAATTTGAGAGGGATTTTTTTATGGCTCAAGACAAGAAATCATTTTTACTTTACTGCGATCAGCAAGGAGTATTCAACAAATTACCTGATGAGATTGCAGGTAAACTAATCAAACACATCTTCGCTTATGTGAACGATGAAAATCCACCGTGTGATGATCTACTATTGAGCATTGCATTTGAACCTATTAAAACGCAACTGAAGAGAGATTTGAAGAAGTACGAAGTTTACATTGAGAAACAAAAAGAGAATGGTGCAAAAGGTGGTAGACCAAAGAAGGAAGAAGAAACCCAAATAACCCAACCCTTTTTTCAAGAACCCAAAAAAGCTGACAATGTAACTGCTACTGCTACTGCTACTGATAAAGATATAAAAGTAAAGAAGGATGTTTTTATCAAACCATCCATTGTTGAAATAAAAACCTATATGACTGAAATCGGAATGGCTGATGTATCGGAAAAATGGTTTGACTACTACGAATCAAACGGATGGTTAGTTGGTAAAAACAAAATGAAGAACTGGAAGGCAGCCGTCCGAACTTGGAAGAGCAACAACCTTTCAAATAATACCACTACTCCACAAATTATCCACCGAAAAGTATTTAACTTGCAAGAATATGACGAGCGAACTTGAGGACTACATAATTGGTCAACTACTATTCTACGACCAAACACGGGCAATGTTGCCGAGAATCAAATCACAATGGTTTGAAACACCACTCAACAAAAGAATCTTTGATGTGATGTTGGAGATGTACATTAACAACGATGAGATTGATGTGCTGACTTTGGGCAAGAAGTTCAATCGTCTTGAGATGGTTGCCATTGTTCGCTTGACTCAAGATGTCTATGGGATGCCAAACATAAGCAGTCACCTTCCAGCACTTGAACACAGGTATCTCAAAAAACAATTGATTGATAACATCAGCAACTTGGATTTGACTGCGGACTTGAAAGACATCCTCACCAATATGCAAACGATGGTGGACAATACAAAGTTCACAACCATCAATGATCCAGTTCAGATTACATCAGTTACCAACAAGACCGTTGATGCAATTATCGAGGCGGTGCAAAGAGGTGACAAGCTCACGGGTAGACAAACGGGATGGGCTGGACTTGACAGGGTATTGGGTGGATGGAACAACGGTGATTTGATTGTAATGGCTGCAAGACCTGGTCAAGGTAAAACGGCATTGGCTTTGTCGCTGATGTATGACTTCGCGAAGATTGGTGGTAAGGGATTGTTTCTTTCGCTGGAGATGAGCAATGAGCAACTTGTAAAAAGATACTTGTCGTTGATCACCGACCTTGCCAATTGGAAGATTCGCAATGCAAACCTTCGTGAGTTTGAAGTCCATCAACTGATTAATTCAGCACTCAATCAGACAGTTCAATTCTTCATTGATGACGATCCAAATTGCAGTATCCAACAAATCAAATCCAAAGCCAAAATTCACAAAGCGAAACACGGACTTGAGTTGTTGGTGATTGATTACATCCAGTTAATCAAAGGAACAAAAACAAACAGGGAACAAGAAATTGCAGAGATATCCCGAAACTTAAAATTGCTTTCTAAGGAACTAAACATCACCGTGATAGTGTTGGCTCAGTTATCACGCAAATGTGAGGAGAGAGCGGATAAGAGACCTATGCTGAGCGATATCCGTGAGAGTGGAAGTATAGAACAAGATGCGGATGTCGTGATGTTCCCATTTCGCCCGGCATACTATTCAGGTGAGAAGCTCCAGCAAGAAGAAGCCGAACTCATTATCGCAAAGAATCGTCACGGGGAATGCTACACAATACCAACGACATTCATCGGTGAACGCACAATGTACGAAGAACGACTATGAGGCACGGTTCATTGTTTAGCGGAATAGGTGGCTTTGATCTTGCTGCCGAGTGGATGGGATGGGAAAACATCTTTCATTGCGAGTGGATGGAATTTCCACGAAAAGTATTGGACTATCACTTCCCTGATGCGGATAGTCACATTGATATTTGTAAAACTGACTTTAAAAAATATGCAAACAAAATTGACATTCTTACTGGAGGATTCCCCTGCCAACCATTCTCCCTTGCCGGGAAAAGAAAAGGCACGGATGATGAACGCTACTTGTGGGGCGAGATGCTTAGAGCAATACAAGAGATTAAACCGAGATTCGTCATCGCTGAAAATGTCTTTGGTATCACGAATATTGATGGCGGACTGGTATTCGAGCAGGTGTGCGTTGACTTGGAAAATGAAGGGTACGAAGTTCAACCGTTTATTATTCCAGCTGCAGCCAAAAACGCACCGCACCGAAGAGATAGATGTTGGTTTATTGGATTTCGGAATGCTTCCGACAATTACGGCATCATTCGGGGAGAGGGGAGGGAATTTGAATCCGCAGAGCAATCACGACACGGAGAAAGCGATGAGAATAGCAATACCAAAATTAATGGGATTATTGCCAACGCCAAAAACAATGGACAATCACCAACAAAGACAATTGACAAATGGGGAGAATATAAGTCACACGACAGGTACAAAATACGGGATACATCTCACACAAATGGCACAAGCCGGGATGTTACCAACACCAAATGCAACGGATTGGAACACGGCAACAAAGCCGGAAACATACGAGGCGAGAAGACAAAGACATTCGGAAAAAGGGGTGAATCTACAAATGTCTTTGAGGCAAATGGCTGTGATGCTACCAACCCCAACTGTGATGGATTCGGCAAACAATGGAGATATGACGGCAGCCGCCAAAATGATGCAAGGTGCAACTCACCGTTCAAGCGGTCAGCCAATTCAAAAAACATTGACAATGGAGATACATCAACAAATCTTGTCGGACAATCAACCATTGATGCAAGAATTGGCGAACAAGCCAATGTTGAAACGAACCAATTTGCCACCGCAGAAGGAATTTGTAGATTGGATACGGAGTGTGACCAATTCAAAGGAATTGTCAAACTTGATAGATGTGAAACTCTCAACGGTGGAACATTGGTTCAGGATGGATGCGAAGGGATTCAGTCACCCCAGCATAGAGGAATGGATAAAGATTGCAGAGATATTTCAAGTGACGGAACAAATGAATGCAAGAATGATGGAACTATCATCAATAGAATGGACGGGGATGTTGCCAACGCCAACGGCAATGGACTCAACCAACGCAACGGCAACGATGAAGTCAACACAAGTCAAAGAGGGGAGTATGCACTCGGTGACATTAACACGAGCAATGTCAATGGGTATGCTACCGACACCACAAGCACAAGAGGGAGAAAAGATAACCGGATTGGAAAACCAAGATTCAATGACCAAAAGAGTTCGCCAAATAACTGGAACAACTTCCCAACTCAATCCCCGGTTTGTGGCGGAGATGATGGGATTTCCACCGAATTGGACGGAATTACCTTTTCAAAGTGGAGGGCAGAATCCATCAAAGGATACGGCAACGCAATAGTCCCACAAATCGCTTATTCGTTATTTCAAATCATCAACGAACTATGAACCAATATCAAGAAACCCACATACTAAAACAAGAAGTCAGACGGCTCAAAGGAGTAATCGCAGAACTTAACCATTCACGAATCCGAGAGATTCAAAAACTCAAAGAAGAAATCATCAACCCAAGATGCAAGATCAACGAGATAGATGCCGAATGGACGGAAGCGATGCGAGTGGTTGCCATCATCTATGATGTCACACCTGATGCAATCGTGGACAAGGTTAGAACTCAAAACATTATGGATGCTCGGCACTTGTTTTGCTATTTATGTAGGAAGCATCTGAAGATGACCTATCTTTCAGTCGGCAAGATTCTCAATCGGGATCACTCAACCATCATCAACTCCGTACAAGTGTACGAATCACTCATAGAATATGACCGAACAAGTAACAAATTATATGTCGAAGCTCTATCCCTATTGGGTCTGCACCTGCACGAAAGGTCTAAGCTCGTCAATCAGTATAGTCCAATCTGAGGAGGAAGCACTTCGCATCAAGAAAAAATACGAAAAAGATGGTTATATTTGCATTATTGAAAAGAAAGTTTGACAAAAGCGGATATCATATTGGAGTTATCCAAAGCCGACTGGCTGAGGAAAGCAACGAAGAACATCGCTAAGAACAACGAACTTGCCAACGAACTGTACCAGTATTTTTTTTTAACCATCCTTGAAAAACCTGATGACTATGTTGAGAAGTTGCACCGAGAAGGATATCTCCAATTTTGGGCAATCCGCACTCTTTACCTTTGTATCAACGGCAACAGGCATCCCTTCGGTGGATCTCGCATATACGATCAGTATGATGTCTATGAGCTGGACTTCCCCGAAGAACCCGACCTACTATTTGAGAGAGAGCAAGAAGAACAAATTGAATCAAACCGAATCAACAAAATAAACCAAGTAACGGAAACGGCATACTTCTATGAAAGAGAACTATTCAAACTTTGGTGCAGCGGAATGTCAGCGAGAGCCATCCACCGCCAAACCGATATATCAGTTCGTGAAGTGTTGCGAGTAATTAAACTAATGAAAGAAAGATGCACACAGAAATAATTGGAATTGCTTGTCTAAGCATCATCATCGTCAACTTCGGCAAACCAGCCGACTTGTTAAAACGCTATCTCTACGGAAGCGACTACTCCAAATGGAAACGAATGAAACCACTTGATTGTGCTTTCTGCTTGTCGTGGTGGTTGGGATTGTCATTTTTTATATACACCTACGGATTTGTGGGTATCTTGTACGCATCCATCGCAACCGTAATTGTTGCACTCCTTGAAACAAAACTATGACACCGCAAGAGAAAGCAAAAGAGTTGGTTGATAAATTTACCGTAGTTGGATTGCAACAACGAAACGAAGGGATTCAATGTGCATTGATTGCAGTTAATGAAATGATTAAAGTTGCTTGGTTTATTCCTGATGAGGAAATTTACGAGTTTTTGTTAGAAGTAAAAAAAGAAATTGAAAAACTATGATAGAATTCATCCAGTCACTTCGCCCGGCATACGAGATCTACAAAAAGACACTCGTATTCCAATTAACGCCTGAGCAATCCGCACAACTGCAAAATGTACATCGTGAGATATTTGGTCGCAATGTTCCCAACTGTTCCACCTGTGTCATTGAGTCGGTGTTCTCACTTTTGATATGGGCAGACCAAAAAGCATTGGAGTTGGCACAACTTGCCGATGATGAGCAGAAACTAAAACGCAAACGGAAATGACAAACAATAAACAACAAACACCTGATAAAAATTATTGGTTAATTACTATAAATAGTTGGGGTACACATTTATTATACGGCACAGAAGAAGAAGCAGAAGATTTTAGAAAACATAAATGTAGATGGGAGCAAAGTATTGGAACTAAAAGAATAGCAAATAACGAGGAAATTTTAACCTACGGAGGAGGTAAGCAATGAAACAAACTAGCAAAGAGTGGTTAGAAGACATAGGAACAACTATCGCTCCACCAAAGCCAAAAAAGATAGTAGGATGGTATCGTTTAGGTACAAATAAACCATATTGTTCAATTGCTTTTGCTACTTACATAAAACCTAATTTAATTAAGCGTTTTTTTATGAGAACCCTATTAGATTTTTACTGGATTAAAGAAGAACAGCAATGACAAACAATAAACAACAAACTGCAGTAGAGTGGTTAATTGAAAAGTGTGCCTGTGCAGATTTGAGACCTGAACTTTGGGAGATCATCAAACAACAAGCGAGGGAGATGCACAAGGAGGAAATAAAAATTGCATATTATAATGGGACGACCGATGAAATTAAAACAAAGGACGAATTACTTTTGGATGCAGAACACTACTACAACGAAACCTACGGAGGTAACAAATGAAACCCCACACCAAAATCTATATGGATCACTTTGGATATGATATCAGCTCGTTCATAGATTGTGAGGTGTGCGGTAGAGTAGGTAACGACTTACACCACATTGAAGCGAGGCAAATGGGCGGATCAAAGAACAAAGATGTCATTGAAAATCTGATGTGTTTATGTAGAGAATGCCACCTAAAATTTGGGGATAAGAAACAACACAAGGAGTGGCTAAAAGAGATTCACCAAGAACGATTGTCAATGGCAAAATAAATTCGGAGTTAATTCGGTAAAAATGGCAACACAAGAAACACAACCACACGGAGGAAGTTTGACAAGACCTGACAAAGGTGAAGTGCTAAATCCAAACGGCAGACCAAAGAAACTCATCACATTGATGAAGGACATTGGATATACCAAAACGCAGGTGGAGGAAACGATGTTGTCAATGCTTTCGCTATCACGGAAAGAACTGGAGAAGATAGACAAAGGGGATGAGTACACAATAATGGAACGCACGATTGCAGGTGCATTGCTGAAAGGTCACGACAAAAACTCCC